ATGAAAAAACAAGTTAAAACTAAACTATCAGGAATGGATGTTGTATTTTCTCAAACACTGGTTGTTCTTGCAGCTAACCCTGAAGTTGAGTTTTATGGAGATTTTAAATTAAGGCTTAAATTTGATACCGATAAAAAAGAGGATGAAAAAGGTGAGATTACACCTCATGTAAAAACCTCCATTAAAAATGGACTAAACATCAATATGTACAATTTTTTCCATGTTGATTCGGGAGTCAATGATGGCGTTAAAACTAGATTTTTTAAGCAAGGTATAAAAACATCTGAAGGTGAAGAAAAAACCTTCATCTATTATTTGTTTTTTGCTACACAATCACTATCTGAAAATAATGATGCTATTCTCTTGACTGTGAACATAACTGCCAAAGAAGAAGCTTCGGACTCGGATGGAGATTGAGTTATGTCTGATGAACAGTACGAACAGTCGGATTACTTGTTTACGACCACAAATGCTTCGCCTAGTAGTAAAAAATCAACAAAAGGTGATTATCAAGATGGTGATATTCCAGTTAGAGTCAGAAATAAGAGTGATGAAAGTATCCCCGATAAAATAGGGAAAGGTGATGATGCCAAAAACAGTGTGGTTTGGCATGTGATAACGTACTCTCTGACTATTTATTCCTGTATTGTAGCAGCATTATTAGTTATTGATGTATTTAGTAATGGTGGTCAATCGGCTTTGAGCATTGTTAAAGACTCTTGGGCTGTTTTTACTCCAATTATTACGTTATCCCTTGGGTATATGTTTGGTAAGAAAGAGGATGATAGCTTCAAAAAAGATTCGTCAACGGAGACTAAATCATAGAGCATTCAGGTGAAAAACCTACTCGCATCAAAATAAATAATTATTTTCCACTAAAGTTGTAACTGTTAAGATGCAGCTTTAGTGGATTTTTTACTATACTAACAGTTGAATTACGTATGTGGTTCCAGCAATAGCCGCTCTGACATAGAGTCGCCTATTAGATTCAGTTTGGTACTTTTCCCTAATAATGCTCAGTTAAGTCTGGGCTAATGCAATTTTATCCTGCTTTAATTTCCCCATGAGGTACGACAACCCAATCGATATGGTTTTGTGTGTAAATCTTGGTCGACTTTGCATCACTGTGTGCCATTCGTCCTTGCGGATCGATGCCTTGCAGATCGAAAAGATGCGCAGCTAGAGCTCGAATTTCGTGAAAGGTTGGTCTCTCGTCCATAGGCATTTTGTTGCATAGACCTAACTTGTCACGTACAGCAGAGAATGATCGGCTTAAGTAATCCGGCGCAACTTGGGTAGGGTGGGAAACCTCTTTACTGCGTTTCACCTGCCGTTCTGGAATTCTATGAACTATAAACGGACTGGCCACACTATCGCGGCTATCATCAATAATCCGCTTTAATTCTTCACCGATCGGGATTGCTACGTGTGATGCCTCTTTCTTTTGCACTTTTTGCCTGTGTATGTAGAGCGTCCCATAGATGCCATTTTCGGGTTGAGCTAACCATACGCAGCCGCAGATTCCGTCTTTAGGTTCACTGATTGAATATCGGATTCGTGACACTTCAAGGCGCGCGTGCGTCGTCTGCAATGCTAAATCCATCGCTGTGCGTAACCAGGGTTCGGCGGCCCGCCGAATGGCTTTAAAGTTATCGAGTGAAAGACGTTGGCGTTTCTTCTCTTCGGTTCTTCGCATTTTTTTGCGTGAAGCAGGGTTATCAAACATCAATGATTCATCGACCGCATACGAGAACAATTTTTTAAGGAAACTAACCTTTCGGTTTTGTACGTTCGCTGATGAATCTGAGTGGAAACGATTTATGTACGCGTTCACATGCTCCAGCTCAATATCGCAAGCAGGTATGATATTAAAAAACTCTTTTACCCTAAGAGCGTCGTTGTTCCAGTCGTCAAGGGTACTTGGCGACGGTCGCTCATTCTCTATTGCTCGCTGCATGATATGATCTACGTGCTCAGCAAATGGTTTAGCCTCGCCAGTAACACCGCCTGATTCTCGGATTAACAATTCAACAGATGGTGCATTTAATGGCCTCATTCTTAGGTTATATTCGCGAGCTATAGCGATCGCCATAGCCCGGTCTTTACCAAGATTTTTCTTCTTCCCCGTTATTAGTGTGAATTTATAAACGCCACGCTCCTTATCAAATAACAAGTATTCTGGAAGATGACGATATTCTCTTTTTCTCGGTCTGGCGGCCATGGTCAACCTTCATTTATTAGCTGAAGAACCGTATGATTTACCATTGAGTCTACTCCCCACTTTTCAGACTCGTAGACGAACACAGTGCCGTCTACAATTTTTCCAGTGAGAAGGCCATTTTCTACCCAACGTTTAATGGTTCTGTTATCTGGAATAGAGTCTTTGGTAAATTCGCGTTTTCCCCATTGACTCGCTTTCATTAGTTTTGCCATGGCTATTTCTCCATAAACCGGCTGCACCCGGTTATCGAACGTTAAAAGAACATGACGAACACCCACCTCGAAGTCCGTCATTACATCTTCTGCATAGCTGGTGGTCTCGATTATCCTTATCTGTTTCGTAAATCTTCATTTTGGCAATAATCAGCTTAGATCCTGGGAGAATCTGTTTGCGAAGGTTTGCAACTTCATCGGCTAATTCCAAAAGGCGGCAATGAAGGTCCTTTGCTTCCTCCTTATACCAAGCTAAATCATCCCTCATACGCCTCCATCGCCGGCGCTTTAATTTACTTGGCATCAGTCATCATCGTCATCATCGTCGTCATCGCAGGATGCGAGCAATGGATTCATTCGCCGCCCTACCTGGCAGGCGTACCCGCGGCGACCGAGGTTGTGTAGCACGCTGTAGATTTCGAATATTTCGGTTCGCTCATCACCAATATCAAGCTCACAGGCCAGCGTGTGGCATTCAGTAGCGAGCGCTGATATCTTCTCAAGCAGTTCAGCCTTATTCACCTTTCACCTCCCTTGGTGTGGCTGAGAAATGCTCAACGCCTTTAGCCCAGATTTCTTTGATAGTCGTCCAGGTGACAGGTACCGTGATTTCAATTCTCCCGCTGCCGTCACAGGTTTCACATTCATCATCACCAAAGCATTCCGGGCAGTTTACGAACTTGGTTTCTGAAAACTCACCTGATAGCGCCCCCTTCGCGCCGTTTTCAGCAGTTAACCTCATTGGCACCAACACGTAACCATCCGGAATTGCCGGAGAGTTGCCGCTTTGCTCCGGGCAGCAATTGGATTGCGCCGGAAAGTTGCCAGCCTTATTCACAAGAATGTCGATAGCTCTCTGCAGGAGCATTGCTTCAGCGAATGATATTCTATGCCCCATCTTCAGCTGATTTCTGAGTAGCAGCAGCTTGTCTTTCATGGCTTACCTCCGCTGAGCATGGCGGCGCGGCAGGCTTTCTCCGCCCACTCCAGATACTTCTCTTTCACCCCTTCATCCAGTCCGCCGCAATCGACGAGATTATCAACCAGTTCGCGAGCCAGTTTTTTGAAATCCGGCATTACCGGCGCTACCGGCGCTGGCTGCGCGTGGCGATAGAGCGTGAGGAACTCTGCATTTTCACCGGCATTCTCTTTGAGGAATGAGAACTTGTTTTCGGTAAGCTCTTGCCAGCCTGTGGTTAAGCCGTTATAGGGATTGCGCTCCCGGTACAATATCACCGGCTCGCTGGCCTTTTCGGCCAGCGCCATACGGGCCAACTCTTTGCTTTCGCCATGCTTCAGGAATCCATCTTCGGCGATTTCCAGGAGGCGTTCTCTGGTTAATTTACTGGTCATTGGTTAATCCCTCACCCAGCCTTTGGATGTACTGCGGATTTTTCCCGCTTTACGTAGCGCCTGAAGCCGGCGATCGAGAATGCGGAAAGGTTCAGGTTTATTTTCATCGTTTGCGATACGTCTGCATTCTTCTGCTACATCCCTGACGTACAGACTGGAAAATGGCGTTGGGTGTGCATCAATTTTGCTCATTATTTTTAAGTCGAGTAATTCATATTTGGTCATTGGTTGGCTCCCCGAAATAGAATTGCCTGCTGAAAACCGATTAAGAACCACAGCCCATCAGCGCGCTGGCTCATTTCGTACCAGTCCTCTTTGTTGAGGTCTGAAACGAGGTTGTCACCACAAATGCAAATATCGGCACCGCGTGGTTCTGAGTCGTATATGGCACCTGGAGTAAACCAGTCAGGTTTGGTCGAGCTAACGCAAAGCATTCTTGCAACAGCCATCTACTCAGCCTCCCACTTGATGCCCTTCGCGGTCAGCTCAGCCTTAACGTCTTGGCTATAGTTAAAAACTCCATCAGACCATACGTATCTGTCTCCAGACACAATCTGCCGTAAGTCTGGCAGCTTCACGGTGCGGGACTCCAGCTCGGCGATGCGCTGGCGGTAATCAACCACCATTCGACGCACTCCTTCAAGCGGCGTGACATCACCGCCGTCTGGAGGGTCCATGTACTCAGCGCCGGGAGGAAGGAGCTTGCAAAGTTCTTCGTCTACCTGCTGCGCCTTCTCCAGCGCCTCAATGAGTTGATCAGTGTATTGCTCAACTTCAACAGCCAATTGGTGCAATTCATCGTTAGATGCATAGGCAATGAGCCTGGATAAACGGTGAATGTTTGCGTTTTTTTGTACGCTAGTCAGCTCGGTGATATCAGTCATTCCAGGCCTCCAGCTCGTTCTCTATTTCTTCGTCGATCTCGTCGTTGGTAGCTTCTTCATTAAGATGGTCGCGGGCTTCTTTGAGATACACTTCGCGACGCTTCCGGTACCATTCTGAGAACTCAGGAGTCCAGCCCTGTAGGGAGCAGTCAAAGTCAACTTTGGCGTTGCGTTCAGCCATGTTCTCGACCATGCTGTAAGCTGTGGTGAGCGCTGCCTCGCGGATAAATCCACGTAGATCACGTTTACGCCAATATGGATTCACCTTTGATTCGCAGAGAGGTTTAAACTCAACTTCCCAGCGGCGGATGCAACGTGCGTTCAGTGATTTACTCATGCTGTCACCCATTCAATAACCATGCAGATACCCCAGGTCACGACGAAAACAGCGACCCAACCGGCAATATCGATCACAGCTGCGAACCAGAGCAGGGCGCGCCGGCTATAATTTTCAGGTTCAAAGTTCATTGCGCCTCCCCAAGCACCCAGCGCAGAGCCTCGGCATATTCGCCGCTGGCATCTTCGAGTGCTTTTGTAATTTCCTTGCGTGATTTGATACGCGGCTTTGCTTCACCAAGAACCTGGCGCTGTCGCCGGGCTTTTTCATGGCCCGTGGTGCCGGCGGTCGCTGTCTCGATCTGCCTGACCTTCTCCCGTTGCTCTTCGGGTTTAAGCGATGCCAACTGACGTGCCTGGGTAACGGTGATCGTTCCGGACTCCACTGCATCGCGAACAGCTTGGGTGGCATCCAGCAGTGACAGAGTTGCGCGTACGGTCTGGACACTCACGCCAAACATCAGCGCTAAATCATCCTCATCGTGCCCGCGCTCCAGCGCATCAGCCATTTTCTTTGCTCGGCCTAGCGGCGTATCTGCCTGGCGGATTTCGTTAGCACTTACCATCGCCTGCGCCATGCGAATGGCAGAGCCACGTTTAGGGACCCCGGGAACCAGTAACGGTTCTTTTCCTGCTTTCGACAGCCGCTTGTTAGCTTCCAGTGTATGGCGCACACGCTGGCGACCATCAACTACACAAGACAGCCCTGTCTCCGGGTCTTTCCAGACGATAATCGGCTCAAGAACGCCCTGGTCCATGATGTTCAGCACCATTGCCTCGCTGATAGGCAGGTGGATACGTTCATCGTAAAGCGGGTGCGTTTTGTCGGTAACCAGGTGCAGTTTTTCAGGTTCAAACGTTAATACATTCGTTTTGCCACTGGCGCCGTATACAAGCTTTGAGTCTTTAGCCATAGTTTTTCACCCCATTCAGGCCTGCCAACACTGCAGCCTGCGCTGTGTTTTGGTCCATTGCTTCGGTAAGGGCGATGAACGTTACATCCAGCCGTGAAGCGATATTGCGCATTAACTCTGCTTTTTCCGGTGGTAGATCGGGTGCCGCAGCGTAAGCTGCAGCGACCAGTTCTTTAACTTTCATATGTGCCATTAGCGCCGCTCCATCAGCTGGTGGAAGCGGTTCATGAACATCCCGTAGGCCTGGCCTGGGCGAACCGGATTAATGACGAATTGATCCGTCGGAATAATGCCTTCGAGCATGGGCCAGACAGTGCCGTCGTCGATCTCAAAGTCACGACGTTCGCTGGCCAACATCACCAGGTCGGCATATTTAACGGTCGGGTGCTGCTCAGCCGGCAGGCCGAATTTCTGACGTATTGCTGCATCAACCCGAGTCTCTATTGCGCGATAGTCAGGTAAGAGGTGTTTAAGCGGAGCCGGGATATCCTGCAGGTAAGCCTCGGCAGCATCGTGGAGAAGTGCCTCAAGTGCGAACTCCTGCGGTACGAGCAGGCTGGATAAAACGCTGTGCTGTCCAACGCTGTAGAACTCTGGCAGGTGGCCGGCAAATCGGCAGATATGCGAGAGGGCGGTTGCAATATCCTCTATCTCGATCGCGTCTTGCTGGATATCGAGATAATTAAAGTGTTTGCCTGAAAGGGTTTGAATAAAGCTCATTATTTTCTCCATACGTTACGCCTGCACAGCGCTGTTATTTGGGTGTAGAAATCCCTCGCCATAAGGCGATAAATAAAAGGATTACGCTTCAATAAATCCCCGCAGCAGCGGAGATTTAAGGCTGAGCAATCAGGCTTAGGCTTTGAATGTACCGATGAAGGCCTCGACCGGCTTACCGTCGAACTTACCGATCAACAGGTCGCGGAACTCATTGGCGATCGCTTCTTCCTGGGCTTCCAACTGGACGATACGCAGGACGAATACCGGATCATTACTTTTCAGCAGGCTGTTGCGCAGGCTGAATGCACGTTCTCCGAGTCCTTCATACGGCACACATTTGAACTCGAACGCCACCGGCATCACGTCTTTACTGCTGGCTTCGATACTCTGCATCAGCGACTTTTTGCCACTGAAATCACCATCTTCATGATCGGAGGCATTAGTTTGCTGGATGGTGACGCGGCGAACTGCCTGCGCGGCCTGGGCGATTTTCATCGTGTTACCCTCGGCATCGAATGCAATCAGGTAATCACTCCAGTCTTCCAGCCATTCGGCGATTTGCTTCTGGTTAAGGTGATCCCCGTTGATCGACAGCAGTGCGCGGAATGGGGCTGTTTTCTTCAGCTTGATCGAGGCGACGTTATCAGCGTGCCCGGGATTATCCAGCGTACCGATGTTGAAGATAGAACGCGCCAGCATGTTATCGGCATCAATAAAGCAACGGGCTTTTTCGTCTTCTTTGGCGTAGCCTGAGGAATAACGCACAAAGTCGTCGATGCTTGTGGTTTCCATCGCACCACGGAAACGAAAGCGCTCCGAGGAGAAGCGTTCGAGGCTTTCGATACCCGTGCCAGCTGGGAGGACAGCTGTTGGGCATGCCAGTCGCTGGATATCTTCCATGTAGTAACCGGAAAGCACCAGGTCCTGAACTTGCTTAATTGCGCTGCCATCTAATTGTTGAGACATAAAATTTCCTTAAAGAAAAATGTAGTTAAACTAAAAACGCATCAGTCACGGCCTATGGCGCCGTCCGCAGCTTTGCATCCGGATCCCCACCCAGAGTAAACAGGTTGCCCTGGTCTTCCTGCAGGATGGTCAGCTTGCCGCCGCGGTTAACAAACATCGGCGTTTCTGTCGTGTCTTCTTCAGAAACTTTCCCGCGAGGGGTAGGGGTGATGTACTGCAGCTTGTGTTTGATCATGACTCGCTTTTCTTCGATCGAATTGCCCATGCGATCGATGTCGAAAGTCAGTACTACTTTGCCTTTGCTGCCATTGTTCAAAACGCCCAGTGCGGCGGTATTGAGCGCCCCGGCGATCTTGTTGATGAACACGCCAGCATCCAATTCGCCCAGGAAATCTGGAACATTGGTCATGCGATCATTGCTCATAGCACTACCTCTTTGTTAGGGCGGCTGCCACCGCCGACGGTTTCTCCATACACAACACAGAAGAGCATCTGCGGTTGACAGCCGCCCGGGTGGATTGGGTTATGAGCCCGTCGCCCGGTGATGCTCTTGTGTCTTGTGTAAAAAGGGCGGTACCAGAAACAAAGGGAAACTGGCACCGCCAAAACTTCACACAGCTTTCGTTACAGGTACTACGGGTTACCACGCTGGCTACGTGATGGGGTTGTGGCGCCAGGACTCGAACCCGGATAACGTCTGGCCAGCCGCATGAGATACGCTAGGTTATGATCCTTGCGCAGCGCTCAACTCCTCCATCTGGAGGCGCTCTAACCAATTGAGCTACATCCACAACGGTAAGAGCACTGCCGCCACCCCTTACGGGATAATCCGTCTGTATGCCTGGCGGTAGGGCGTTTCCTGGCATCTTCAGTGCTCTTTCCTGTTGTGTCCCGGGCTCTTCCCGGGCGTCACACCTTTTCGCCGCGCTGGTGGGGCGCACGTCGTGCCTGAAACACTTAGCTTGCACATTCTTCCGGAATTCCTGAGAGCGCATGGATAAAGGTAACTCTCTGGCGGCTAACGCTGCATGTGCCATACAGCGGTTGCGAAAATTGCCGTTCACAACTGGAAGCGCACTCCTTCAGTTACAAACCGATCCCCACGACCGATGGAAGATGGAATGCGCTTTCATGTTGTGTTAACTCAGGTGTCTTCGGGCGGGGCGCCGGCGACCAACCGGCACAACCCTTACAGTATTAATCCAGGTTTACTGGATCCCCGACGCCATGGGTTAAACGGCTACTGTATGTCTGGTGAGTTTCTGTAGCTGGTGGTCAATCCAGCTCCGCACCCCCTCCCGAAGACACCTACTTTCTTTTAGCAAGTTGTAATGCTGTATATCAAATCAACAACTTTAAGGTGTAATTTAGTTGTGGATATGGACCGTGTCAACAACTTTATGTGGTTTGATTGTGATACGACCGAATGCAAAGATGTTCAAAAAAAGGAGGCTGTATGGAAGATAAGCTCTATGTATTTAACTACACACACAATAGAAATAAGATTTTTGCCAATCTAATCAGCATCATAGATGGGATTCTTGCAGATGGATACGTACGGGATGAAGAAGTGCTATATCTCGATACTTGGCTACTTGAAGCCAACCAGACCATTAGAAATGGTATGATCAAAAGTCTAAGCACAAGGGTATCTAAAATACTGGCCGATGGGGTTGTTTCTGATGATGAGCGCAGTGAGTTAAAGAAACATCTTAATGATATACAAAAACAAATACTTGATATACCCGATGTGGATTTATTCTCCAATGAGTCAGATCTGCATCTATTGAATGGTCTTTGCAAAGGCTTAATCTCAGATCGAACATTAAGTGAAGAAGAGGTGAGATACCTTGACTGGTGGTTAACGCAGAACGGGGCGTTAAAAAGTAATTACCCGGGAAAGGAATTATACGCTTTAGTAAAAGAGATCCTGAGTGATGGGATAATCACAGCCGAAGAAAGTGAAAATCTACACAAGGCTCTGGTGGATTTTACCGGTTGCGACCTTACAAGCGGCGTCGTAGATGGTCTTGCCACTAAATTACCATTAGACAATGCAGCTGAAGTATCTGTTGAAAATAAGATTTTTTGCTTAACGGGCATCTTTTTGGCAGGCAAGAGAGCCCATGTTGAAGACTTAATTAAAAGAAATAATGGCCTAATTGCCAGCGGTATCACAAAGAAAATTGATTTTCTTGTAATTGGTACACTTTCCTCACGAGACTGGAAATTCTCCAGTCACGGAAGGAAAATTGAAAAAGCAGTTTCGTATAGAGATAATGAGGGAGCTAAGTTGAAGATCATTTCAGAAGAAATGCTTTTCGATGCACTACCATGATCGAGAAGACCAGAATACGCGGCCAATAACGTGGATTCTGGCTCTTCTTTCATCAAAGTTGAGTACTTCATCCGGGTACTCTTCTTTGTTAAAACTTCTCAGTATTAAGCCTCCATCGGGTTGGCTAATTAGTACTTTAACCCGAAGTAAAACCCCATCTCTAACAGCGTATAAATCGCCATCTCTGATCGGTTTCGACTGTGATATGTCAATTGCTACATGATCACCATTATTCAACACCGGTAAAAGGCTGTTGCCCCATATTTTTACTATTCTTGCGTTAGCAGGACTTACACCAGCCTTTCTAAGATCGAAACGACGAAGAGGGAAAGAATCGACAATTGATTCCACAATTTCGGCCTCACATCCATTGCCAGCAGAAAGCTCAATGTCGAGTATTGGGATATTGGCAAACACTTCTGGATCAAGTTTGGCTTCTTCAAGCTCCTCAACTATAAAATCAGAAATAGAACCATTTTCCTCAATTCCGAGTTGTAGCCATTTTTGAGATACATCTAGAGCCTTCGCTATCTCTTTGATCTTTCTTGGTTGAAGCGTATCGCCATTTTCAATTTTAGCCACAGATTGTTGTGAAAGGCCGATTAGGTCAGCTAACTGAGCTTGGCTCATTCCCTTCTTCTCTCTGGCTATTTTTAGTCTTTCAGCAAGTGTATTCACAACTTTATCCCCCTATTGTAGGTGAGATTACAACTTTATGTTTTAGCTTTCCAACACCTATAAGTTGTGATAAAAGTTGTTAAGGTTGTATAATCAACACTCACAACAACTTTTACCTCAAACCACAGGAGACAAACTATGACGCCTGAGCAGTTAGCCCTCTCAGAGGCAATTGAAACTGCTGGTGGCCAGTCTGAGTTGGCCCGGAAGCTTACAGCAAGCTCCGGGAAGGAAGTTAAACAACAACAGGTATGGAACTGGCTCAACAGAGAAAAAAGACCGCCCATTAAGCAATCTCAGCACATTGAGAGCGTTACTGGTATCCCAAAAGAAAGACTGCGTCCTGATGTATTCCAAAAATTTACAGATTCAGCCGGTTAAGTAAAACCACAGAGATAAGGGGTAAGCCGTGGGCAATGTAACAGACAAAAATCATAGCAATGACGAAGTAACGCTGAAGGTGTTCAAAGATAGCCCGCACGTTTGGGCCGGCGGGCTGGAAGGGCGTGATCTAGCCAACTGGCTCATTGGAAAAGCCAATGCCATTTTGTACCGCGTATACCAGCAGGAAAAACTGGAAGAACATCGTAGTACAGTCACCGAGCTGGAAGCTGCTGAAGCACTTATTGTGGCTTACGCTGGCCTTGGTCTCTCTCTGCAATCGTATGATCCCATTCATGCTCCTGACAAGGTGGCAATTCAGTTCGATATTGACCTCGGGAGAGAATTTCGAATTCGTCAGACTGGCGAACGTATTCAGGAAGGGCCAGTACTTCCGGTGGGATATCCACTTCTGCCAGATCTTGCTGAAGCGAAAGAAGAACATCAGCGAAAGAAAGCATCCTCACTTGCTCAGGTGACCAGCCGTAACGGGTCGCAAGAAGATGAGTAATTCCATTCTGTCCGAAAAGAGGCTCCCAAGGAGCGGAATAGCGCTCTCTGTGCTTAATCAGAACAACGTCAAGGCGCAGCAACTGCTCAGCACGGATCCAGGACCGATAGGTAGGGACTGCTTCACCTTCTGTTAACCACTTATTGGCTTTGGAAACATTACGAACATGAGAGATGAAGATCTTAGCGTAATCAATTGCCATAAAGAACCTCCTTCGGTCCTTAGGTGTGGAAAACCCAGAATATCCGAAGGAGCATTCGGCACCAACAGAGGTATTACCAATGAATGAACCTGAATGGAAAGTGGATAAGCAGCCGGCATGGCTGGTGGCCGCTATAAAAAAAACGATCACTGATTTGGACGGTGGTTACGTGGAAGCAGCGGAATGGCTGGGCGTTACTGAAAATGCATTGTTTAACCGTTTACGTGCCGATGGTGATCAGATTTTCCCTCTCGGCTGGGCAATGGTTCTGCAGCGAGCTGGTGGATCAAACCACATTGCCAATGCGATAGCACGTCATTCGAACGGGGTATTCGTGCCACTGGCCGATATCGAGGAAGTTGACAACGCCGATATTAACCAGCGCCTGATGGAGTCGATCGAGTGGATAGGAAAACACTCGCAGTATCTACGTAAAGCCACTGCGGACGGTGTTATTGACCAGGCCGAACGCGAGCAGATTGAGGAGAACAGTTACCAGGTCATGGCGAAATGGCAGGAGCATTTAACGTTACTTTTCCGTGTCTTTTGTCAGCCAGAAAAGAGTGACGCCCGCGAGTGTGCAGCTCCGGGCGTCGTGGCAGATAAATCAACGTGTATGGAGAAATAATCCGCATGAGCAATTTAATCGTAAATCTCAGGTTACCGCAACTACGTATGCGTCCGGTGACCGGCGATGCGCTGTTTCGGTATGAACGCATGGTATGCGGAAAATGGGTTTCATGTAACCACAGCCGGGCAACGGCAATTGTGGGGGTCTTTAACCGGAGGGTAAAAGCGTTGTGCGCGAAGTTAACCGAAAGTTCAGAGACCACTATGGCAAGCCCGTCAGAGTCATACGGTGGGAACGTGAGACCAATCGTGTCATTTACCTCAGGGAAGGCTATCCGCACGAGTGTTTTAGCCCACTCGATCAGTTTCAACGAAAATTCAGGGAAGTAGAGGGCAGCCATGAGCAGTAAATTACACGGTCTGGTATGGGAAGCCTGTGCTTTCAAAGGCCTGATCATATCTGAAATAGCGGTCATGGCTCGCCTGGCTGACTTCAGCAACGATGAAGGAATATCGTGGCCTGCAGTGACAACTATTCAGCGACAGATCGGGGCAAAGAGCGAGAACACTGTTCGAAGCGCCATTAAAAAACTTCAGGCGAAAGGGTGGCTGAAGAAGCAGGAGCGTCGCGTAGGCGGAAAGAACAATTCGAACGTCTACAAACTCAACGTCGATATGCTTGAACGTGCAGCAGCTGAAGCAAAACTCTTCTACGCAACCTCGCGTGAACAATCAAAATTTGATGCCTCAGAAATTGAGGGTTCAAAATTTGAGGGGTCAAATTCTGATGCCTCAAATAATGGGTCTGCATCCCCTCAAATATTGCGGGGGGACCCCTCAATGGTTGAAGGCGATCCGTCATTAGATCCGTCATTAGATCCGTCATCTAAAAAACCTTCTTGTCGGGCTCCTGCGGAACCCGACGATAAGCCGGATCCTGAAGTGGTGATCACTAACCATGCGATCGAAGTTCTGACGCATCTGAATCAGGTCAGTGGCTCCCGGTTTCAGAAGTCAAAAACTTCCCTCGAAAACATTCGGGCACGTCTACGTGAGGGGCATACCGTTCCAGATCTGAAACTCGTTATCGACGTTAAGCATGAGCACTGGCATGGCAACGACGAGCAATACCAGTACATGCGCCCCGAGACACTTTTTGGGCCTAAAAAATTCGAGGGCTATCTGCAGAGCGCTATCCGCTGGGATGCCAAAGGGCGACCGCCACGGGAATGCTGGGACAGAAGTAAGCCGCGGGATATCAACCAAATTGGTGCAGTGCAAACGACCATACCGAAGGGGTTTCGTGGATGAACATTACTCAAATGGCCTTTGAATTCATTGCTAAAAACCCAGATCAGAAAATGCGCGATATCATTGCTGCCTTTCCTGACTGCAAACCTGTTTCTGTGAAAAGTGCTGTGTATCGCCTGTACACAGAAGGGCGCCTGGAAACCAAAGCAACCTCATGCGGTTTTATTTATCGAGTCATCAATGATGCATCCTGCTGCGATGACCTACAGGACGACTTTAAGTCCAGAGGCAACCTGGAACAGGAAAAAGCCGCTAAAAAACTCGAAGAGCGCAGCTTGTATCGCCGGGCCGCTACTGTGTGGCACCAGCTCAGTACCTCAAGCTGCAGCCAAAAAACTCTTGAATATTACATTCGTCAGAAAAATGCCTGCCTCCGGAAAGCACGCATGGGGAAATCACACACTGAGTGTCTGTTAGCCGGGAATTACTGCGGAGGTGATCTGTGCATCGACTGAACACGACCAGCGAAGGGGAAATGCTGGTGGATGAGGCCGAACTCCCAATCACCAGAAGCCAGTACTGTGATGCTCTGGATGCATTACGTGCTGCACCTGCCCACTATCTCAAGGAGGTGGGCGACCAGTGGAGAACGCCCGATCTGTTGTTCTGGGGGGTTAACGCTATGTATGGCCCGCTGGTGCTGGACCTCTTTGCAGACGAAAGCAACGCAAAATGCCCTGCGTGGTACTCAGCAGAAGACAATGCCCTGACGCAGGACTGGGCGGGGCGACTGATAGAACTCGGCGGCGCGGCATTTGGAAATCCGCCGTATAGCCGTTCTCAGTATCACGAAAAGCAGGCGATCACAGGCATGACCCACATCATGAGTTATGCATCCGCTCAGCGTGAAAAGGGTGGTCGTTATGTCTTTCTGGTGAAGTCAGCGACGAGTGAGACATGGTGGCCAGAAGATGCGGATCATGTCTGTTTTATTCGCGGTCGCATCGGTTTCGATCTGCCTACCTGGTTTAAGCCGGCGGACGATAAGCAGAAGCCGACCAGCGCCTTCTTTGCCGGGGCGATTGTTGTATTTGATAAGTCCTGGCGAGGTGAGCGCTTTAGCTATATCGATCGTGTGGCTCTTGAAGCGAAGGGGCGCGCGAGTATGGCCCTGGCCCAGTACGCCGTGGGTAAACAGGCAACAGGTCCAGTAATGGAACTGCCCCAGACAGAGCAAGCCGAAACTGAAATACCGCTCCTTCAGAACGAAATCCTTGCGAAAAGCGGCATACGATCCTGGGCATGCGTGGTTGCTGCTTTTGGCGATAAAGCCGAGTACACCTTCGCCGAGTCGAAATTCGGTCATACCTGGGCGGCTGATTCAGTGGATAAACCGGAGTTTACGCCGGTTAACTCAGAAGTGATCGCCACAGCTCAATCCCTGATCATCAAACAAACTGCGAAACAAGCGCTGGTGGGCTGGCTTAACGGTGTTGGTCTCGGATCCACAATTGCACGTGAAGAAACCATAGAACGCATGAACTCGGTGTATGCAGAGTTTGTCGACACATGCCCGGTAACTGAGTTCATCGATATTGTCGGTAGACTGGATCAAGCGAGCTGGTTCAACAGCAGGCTGATCCGCACTCATGTCCGTGAAGCTCTCTCCGTTGCCAAAGAGGCCTTACCCGAAAACCGGATATGGCCACTGGAAGTAGGCCTGGTGTTTGAGCGAGTCGAAGGCGTGAATCATCTTAACGAGTCTCAGCAAAATAAGCTGAAGGCACACATTAATCAGCTGTGGCTTGAGCGTACGCCCAGTACCGAAATCATAACTATTGCCAGCGGGCTGGTCAGCAGCATGCAGGGGGTTAGCCATGCGTGAAATTATCGTTGATAACTTTGCCGGAGGCGGCGGCGCCTCTACCGGGATTGAGATGGCTATTGGGCGTAGTGTCGATATAGCCATTAACCATGACGAAAATGCTGTTGCCATGCACCGTACCAATCATCCGGATACCTTGCACTACTGCGAAAGTGTGTTCGATGTTTCTCCTGTCGCAGCAACCAGCGGCAAACCTGTTGGCCTGACCTGGTTCTCCCCAGACTGTCGCCACTTTTCCAAAGCAAAAGGAGCTAAACCAGTTGAAAAAGCGATTCGTGGGCTGGCGTGGATCGTTATTCGCTGGGCGCTGGATGTTGGCCCGCGGGTAATGATGCTTGAGAACGTCGAAGAGTTTAAAACGTGGGGTCCACTACTGGCGGCGGAAATGCGTCCGGATCCGGACCGCGTTGGAGAAACGTTCCAGGCGTTCGTAGGTATGCTGACATCTGGAGTTCCTGCAGATCACCCTGCGTTGTTGGAATGCTGCGAATTTTTGGAGTTATCGCCGGATAGCGAACAGGCGAGGCGCTTGATTACCGGGCTGGGCTATGACGTCGATTATCGCGAGCTACGCGCCTGCGACTATGGTGCACCAACTATTCGTAAGCGCTTTTTCATGGTGATGCGAAGGGACGGGAAACCGATAGTCTGGCCAGAAGCTACTCACGGTGATCCGAAATCACCGGCAGTGCAGGTCGGAAAACTGGCGCCATGGCGGACAGCTGCTGAATGCATCGACTGGTCCATTCCTGCACCATCGATATTTGACCGCAAAAAGCCGCTTGCAGTTAACACGTTGAAGCGTATAGCACGGGGTATCCAGAGATTTGTGGTCGATAGCGATAACCCATTCATAGTTAAATGCAACCACACTACGACACGCGGTAAATATGATTGTTTCCGTGGGCAGGGGTTGTATTCACCAATACAGACAATCACCAAAACTCATGGTTACGCATTGGCGGTACCTACTCTGGCACCGTTTATGGCTGGAAATGGTGGTAGCCAGTATCAAGCTAAACCGCGTCCACTCAACAAACCAGTTCATACCATCCTAAAACACTCCCGAGCATGTGTGGTTGCCCCGGTTATCGCCCGCCAGTTCGGCGCCAGCATTGGCCACCGGGCAGATGAGCCTAGCGCCACTATTACCGCTGGTGGTGGGGGTAAGTCTCAGTTTGTCACCGCTACGCTTATTCAGATGGGGTATGGCGAGCGGGTAGGGCAATCGCCGCGGGTTCTCAATCTTGGTAAACCGTTGGGTACTGTTACAGCTGGGGGCAATAAGTTTGCCGTAACAACTGCGTTCCTGGCGAAACACTATGGCGGGAACTACACCGGTCCGGGCGTTGCGCTTGATAAGCCAGCTCACTCAGTGACTACCGTCGATCATCACGCTCTTGTGACATCGCACCTGGTAAAATTGCGTGGTACCTGCCGTGATGGTCAGCGCACTGATGAACCGATGCCGACAATCACCGCTGGAGGTCAGCATGTGGGAGAGGTTAGCGCGCTGCTGGCGGCTAATGATTACGACGAGCGGCGTGCGGACCAAGTTAAAGAGTTCCTAAATTCTTTTGGCGTCAGCGAACTGGTGACGATTAAGGGCATTGTTTACCGCATTGTCGACATCGGCATGCGCATGCTGCAGCCGCATGAGCTCTACAGAGCGCAGGGATTCCCGGAGTGGTACATCATCGACCAGGATTACCGCGGTGTGAAGTATGCGAAGGATAAGCAGGTTGCGCGTTGTGGTAATGCGGTTCCTCCGCCTTTTGCTGAGGCGCTGGTTAGGGCCAATCTGCCGGAAATGTGCATTAACAAACAGGAGCGAGCCGCGTGATGAAGTTAACTCTCAGGCAGCAGGAGGTTCTGAACCTCCTGATCGACTACCAGCGTAAGCATGGTTTCCCGCCTACTACCTACGAACTGACCGGCATGCTGGGGTGCCGGTCCCCCAATGCGGCAGCAACCCACCTGAAGGCACTGGAGAGAAAAGGGGCCATCACAATCACCCGCGGGGTATCCCGCGGTATCAGCATCACTCCTTCGGTTTCCCGAAAGGAGCTGGTCGTTAACCTCAACAGCATCGTGAAAGTGAAACTTAATGAAGTTTCCCTCAGTCATTTGGAAAAACAAAACGAAGAGAACCGTATACGTTATCCGGGGATATTCGGCGAGTTTGTACCGTTGGCGACAGACGAAAATGGCTACTCGTCAATGACCCTGTGGCGCCTTATGTCTGACCTGGGACAGCTTTGCTATTGCGGAGGGGAGGTTCCCTTTGAGCTCAAGTTGATTTTGGAGGATGAATGAAATTTATTCTTCCTTTCCCGCCCAGCGTGAACTCCTACTGGCGGTCCCCAAATAAGGGGACTGCAAAAGGTAAATTGCTGGTCAGCGAAGCTGGCCGCAAATTCAAACATGCTGTAAGAGCAGCGATTATCGAACAGCTGAAAGCAGTCCCAAAACCCTCCGCTTCGCCAGCGGAGGTAGTCATTGTCCTGTATCCGCCTGATTACCGCCGCCGCGATCTGGACAACTACAATAAGGCGCTTTTCGACGCACTTACATACGCCGGTATCTGGGAGGATGACAGCCAGGTTAAGAGAATGACGATCGAGTGGGGTGAGAATGCAAAGGGAGGGAGAGTTGAGATCACCATAACGGCATTCAATAAAGTGCTGGATGTTTGTTCAGTGGTAGGTTGAAGACTATGCAATCAGGCATTAATCTCAAGGTGTGTAAACGAACCGGGCGTGCAGGCCCAATCGTCACGTTAAAGTGTATGGAGATAAGTATGGCTAACCACGTTATGGGCTATGGTGCGCCCAAAAACCACTCTCATTTGGCGATTGAAGGTATTTTCGTTCGCCGGGATGCGGCAGGTCGATTTTGTTTAAATGACTTTCAGCGCGCGGCTGGTGGAGAAGAACGTCATAATCCTAACCGCTGGCTACGGTCCGAGATGGCAGCTCAGTTGATTACTGAGCTAACGCCAGATATGGCGTTTGCCCCTATTGATGTTGTGAGAGGAGGGATCAACCCTGGGACATACGCCTGCAAGGAATTGGTGTACGCCTATGCAATGTGGATTAGCGCCGCCTTCAATCTGAAAGTCATCAGAACGTTTGATGCGGTGCAAAATGCTATGACAACGCTGACCTCCGATCGTATTCAGGCTGGGGTCATTTTGCTGGAGTCAGCATCCCGGACATTAAACCTCTCCAATTCTTCCAAACTTGGTGCTTACCAGAAATTGCAACAGGCGGCCGGGCTTCCAGATTTAATGCCTGCTTATGCGATTGATGCTCCAGCCGGCGCCATGGATGGATCCAGTCGGCCCACACTCTCGCTTAGTGCTCTGCTTAAAACCCATGGGATACGGCTAACTGCAAACCAGGCATATCACTTAATGGCTCGTGCCGGGATCGTGGATCAGAAGGAACGGCAAAGCCGGAGCGGATTAAACGGAGTAAAAAAATTCTGGTCTGTAACAGCCAAAGGCTGCCTTTACGGGAAAAATATCACCAGCCCTGCGAATCCCCGGGAGACTCAGCCACATTTTTTTGAATTAAAATTTCCCGAGCTTCTGAGACTGCTCGGCATTGTCACGCAGTAGGGGATGATCTTGCGCGGATTACTAACACCAGAGATTGTGCCCCGCCTCGGCGTAGTACTCTTTAAACCGGGAAAGGAGCTGATGAGCCTCTTTGCTCAGGGGCGCGTTCTAATAACTCCACAGCCCGAGTACATGGCCGGTTTTCCTACGGGGAAAGTGCCAGACGCTCGCCAGCCGTTATCCGTAGATCGCAGCCTTGTTCCTTTCTTTACCGATCCACGTGTCATCACAGCTGCGGGAGGTATTGAGGGGCTGGAGCGATGGCTTAGCCTGGCTGTCAGACAATGCCAGAATCATGATGAGGGATATCACCACATCGAAACAGTCATCTTAAGGCAAGATCCAGGCTCCGTTTTATTATGCTGGCATTGCGACAATAAGCTTCGAGATGAGCCGGATCCGGCGATCAAGGAAATAGCAAGCCGTAATGTTATCGACTGGGTCATCGATATGGTCCTGCTTTCGCTTGGATGCACCCGGGAAAGGACATTATCCCTGGCAGAGTTGTGCTGGTGGGCTGTTCAGTCTGGGATTTCTGATGCGATAACGGAGGCTATGGCTGAAAAGGCCTTGCGGATAGCTCCAGAGCCGCACCGTTCGGTATACAGGGACAGCGACATCATCCCAGCAATACCCGCGGCCGACATACTTAAAAGACGTCTGGATAAGAGGGAAAGCCATGCCATAACAGGGGATCTGGAGACGGGTGATCAGGATGCTGGGAGACCTATTCTCCGGTTGGGCGTGGATCCGGACTGCCCTGAAGCATTTATGTTGCGACCGAAGCGCCGGCGCTGGATTTGCCCTCAATACACCCAGTGGGTAAAAACACAGGAATGTGCCTGCTGTAGGCAACCAGCTGACGATCCACACCATATAATAGGGAATGGTCTGGGGGGAACTGGCACCAAGGCCCATGATCTCTTCGTGATACCACTGTGCAGAGTGCATCACGATGAATTACATGCCGACGTCTCAGCATTCGAACAGAAATACGGAACGCAGTTAGAGCTGTTGGCCCGTTTTCTGGATCGGGTAATGGGTATCGGTGTCATTGTAAAATCTTAAGTGTATGGAGAATATGAATGCGTGACATGCAAAAGGTTTTAGATTTATGGGGCGGTTGGGCGGCAGCTGACAGCTCCGGTATTGATTATTCCCACATTGCAGCAGGTTTTAAGGGGCTTCTTCCGCAGGGCGGCAAAACACGTTTGTGCTGCACCGATGATGATGCATTAATCATAGAAGGCTGCTTGGCAAGACTTCGCGAAAAGAAGCCATATGAACACAGTTTGCTCGTGGCTCATTACCTGTACGGTATCTCGAAGCGGAAGATAGCTAAGGCACTAAAGAAAGATGAAAAGCTTATCCGGATTGAGATACAGATGTCTGAAGGTTTTATTGAGGGATGTCTCAGTATGTTGGATGTACATTTAACAATGGATGCAATAGTAACGATAACACGATAAAATTGTTATCCTCATTCAGTTTTTGACAGATGTTGTTTTTTTAAAGACAATCTTGCTTACCTTCCTGTCGTTCCGGTAGGAGGGTAACACAAGAATGAAATTTAATGACTTAAATGAGGAGGCTATTGTGTTAACTCGGCAGAAAAAAAATAATAATATTACATTTGCTTTTTCTCTTCTTAGTACTGTTATCACATTTAATAGCAAGCAAGGTTTGTTTGACATTAATAAAACTATGGAACTGGTCTTGACAGACTTGCTAAGCCATGTTTACAACCTATCATTAACAAATCTCAATGTTATTAAATATAATCATCCTGCTATCGATTTAGGTGATCAGTCTAGTGGAGTAGCAATACAAGTTACCTCAGATGGTTCAAAAGCAAAATTTTCAAAAACAATAGATAAGTTTTTTAAATGGAATTTACATGAGACTTACAATGAAGTATGGATGATGGTTATATCGAATGATCCACTTGAGGATCATTCGAGGAAAGGTATTGTCATCCATGTGTTAAATTTATCAGATGTTGCAAATTCTATATGCAATAAGGGTGGGGAGGAGTTTGAGCAATTATATTTAATGTGTGAAAAGGAATTTGGTGTATATTTCCCGAATGCGAATTCTAGTATATTGAAGCCAATGCGGGCAGAAAGCATTAACCCAGGTGTAAGTATCGATAATTTTATAAGAGAAAATGGAATTGATCTTAATGATACTAATTTTAACGTGTCCGAGCAAGATATCAGGAGCGATTTGATTCTTTTGAAAGATGAACTTTCACTACTCAATGAAGAGCAGAGATGGTTTATTTATTTAGTTATTAAATATACAATTGAATCTGACAATAATAAATATATTGATGCGTGCATTATTCCCAAGGCTATGATTATGAATGGAAAGACCTATGATCAGAAGGCGTTAGTAAAAGAGACCGTTGACGCTTTGTCGTTCATAAACTTGGCCTATTATGATGAAGATAACAGTAAATTTGATGGCCCAACTTTTTCTGTATTTTTTACGAAAGGAATATACGAATATTTTGACTATTTTTCGGCAATAGCGAAGTTTGTTAGAGATACAGGTAAAATAAATGACTTGGAAGATATTATTGTTGGTTGTGATTTCTCACTAATTGATTAAATAATTCTAAGTTTAGTATGGTGCGGAATGTGGCTTTGCGCTCCGTATTCTTTTTCATAATTAATGATAGGGAAAGTATTAGTGTCAATATATATTAATACGCTCATCAATTTAATGCGTTGATTTAGATCTGATTTGTTACTGTTGTTTATGGATATAAAAATATTGTAGGTTACTCTGGACGGAGTGGCCTACTATTACTACTGTTGACGTAATGAAAAAATACTTTTCATTATGTAGGGTAACTGACGGTGGCTGGTGTTCAATAGTTACTGACAATAACTTTAATAAAAGAGTCTTCTGTTTCGATAACTTGTGCTTATTTTGTCTGTGCAAGAAAAATATTCAGATGTGTAATTAATAAGTATAGTCGATTCTTCGCGTTTTTTATTAAATGATAGTGTTGATAAATACTACCGCGCATTCAAGTTATCTGAAATGACTCGTTGTGTACCAATAGGTTCTCCTACGTTTAAAGTATATGATCGTCTATAAGAGGTCCGTCCAATGTAAAAAAAACTAACGCGGTCCGCATTTTTATGTGTAATGTGTTAAGAGTGGTCACTTCGACACACAGCTTAAACATAAAAAAACTCGCTCTGGCGGGTTTTTTTATGGTTATCGCGATTGTTTCTTGCTGTGGTTACTAACCAGAGTTATCTGTATGTCACGCCACTTTTTTAAGGTAAAAGACATGCTAAATCAGCAAGATATGACGGAAAAAGCCAAGGCTGTTTTTGATGAGTTAAGTGACAAACCGGCTACGGCTGGGGATATTGCTCAGAATACTCACCTGAGCCGCGAACGCTGCCAGCTCATACTTACGCAGCTGGTAATGGCGGGGTTATCTGATTATCAATTCGGATGTTATAAGCGCCTCCAGTAA